TTAGTAGGTTCGGATGAGATGATTGCATTATCTTCTACTTGGACTTGCCAAAATGTAGAATTTAATACTTTACCACCGTTCATACCACCGACTGAGGAAAGTAGAGGTGTTCTTTGACCACCAACTTTAAACAATTCACCAGTAAAGTTATTTATATTTTGTGCATAAATCGTACTATTTGTTAACGATATATCTGCCATAATAATCTTCTCCTAATTTAATTGTTTACTGTTACTTTTTTGAAGAAGACTGAAAAGCTACTTTTTGTCGTTCTTTTTAGCTTCTTCTATCGCAAATAACTTAGCAGATATAGATTGTTTGGTTGTACCTTTAGATTCAAGTTCTCGAATTTGTGACACTATGTCATCTCCGAAAACATCTACTACTGAATCCTTTTGAATATTATCTAGTTTGGTTTGACTTTCTTCAACCTGTTGTACTTCTGATTGTATTCCGTCTTGTTGTCCAAACTTAACTCCAAATTCTTCGGTAGCAAATTGTTGAATGCTATCTACATCCATCTCTCCCGAGTACAATTTCTCTACTGCTTTGCCAATACCTTGTTCTGTATCAAGACCTGCTTTCTGAAAGGTGTTTATTCTTTCTTTGGCTTCATACACTGCAACTTTTTCTTCTAGTGCCTCATTCTTTTTTCGAATTTCAGCCCAGTTCTTGTCGCTGTTATTAGCTTCTTCTGAGTTTTTAAGCTCTTCTGTCATTATTCACTTGTCCTTACTTCACACGATATTTTTGCAAGAGGTGCATGAGTTACCTCTGTTTTTGCTACTTTTTTTAATTTGACAGGTCTTGTAAGTAGACATCAAGACCGAATACAATCTAGGTCGAGTTTAACCCCCGGACCTAAGTACAGGGTCAATAATAACTATAGCAGGTATATTTGAATGTGTAATGTTTATATCAAGCTGTTTAAACAGGGAGTTATCCCTCAAGTAATCCGGTAACTTCTCCAGTTTGTGTTTGTTTAGCACCTATTTCAGTTGATGATGCTGACTCAGCTCTTGTTGTAATTCCTCTAATTGATTCTAATTCTTCAGAACTTAACCCTGCTAATCCTCTAGCTACTTGTGCATCGGTCACATTCATACCTTGTGCTGCTGCAGAAAATTGAACTCCCGGAGCAACTTGTGCTACTTGGCCAAATAATTCTCTTGATTCTTTTTGAGATAATCCAGCTTTTACAAACTGGTCAACTGCTGACATACCTAAATTTACTCCTGCAACTTCAGCTTCTGCTGATATTGCAGATACTAAAACTCTATTTTCTAATACTGATTCTGCAACAGTAGGAGATATGAACATTGCTATAATAGCTTCATCAGTCAAGTCCATTCCAAATTCTCCTTTATAAATCTCTTTCACTTGTGGGATATTATTAATTATTTGTTCATAACCTAAAGCTACTCTTTCGTTAAACTCTTTAGCACTAACATCTCCTGCTATGGCACTTACTATATCTTCACCAAATACCTCAGGATTTAAATTATATCTTCTTAAAGAATCTTGCATGTAATCTTTTGTTTCAAGATATTCTATTTCAGTCATTCTTAAAGAACCATCAGGTCTTTTAATTCCAGGGAACTCTTTATTAAATTCATCTGATGCTCTTGCTTCTGATATAGCAATACTTATTTCACCAGTTTCAGTCCACACATCTAATATTTTTTGGACAAGGATTTTAGGATAATAAGGATATAAATTTTGCGCTCGGTCTATTGAAGGTATGTAGTCTTCATCAGCTCCTTCAAAAATAGCACTATTAGCTGTAGGAGGATTATACAAGTTATTTTTACCTTGTTCTGCTTGCCATGCTGCTATTAAATCTAATAACTTTTGTTCTGCATCTGTTATGAGGTCAGAGGAACTTCCACCTGATTCTCCACCTGATTCTCCACCTGATTCTCCACCATCGTTGTCTTCATCATTGTCGTCTTCATTATCTTCATCATTATCAAGAACAACATCGTCAACAACTTCAGATTCTGTACCGAAAACCAATCCTGTAGTTTCAACAACATCATCCCATTTTGTTTCTTCAAATGGAGATGCAGCTTTAGCTGCTTCAGCAGCAGCTCTAGTTATAGGACCAATGATTCCATCAGCTGTAACACCTAATTCTTTTTGTAATGCAATTATTTCTGCTTTTGTCATCCTCCAAACACTCCTGAATATGATTGTGGTATAGCTCTAGTTAAATCATCCAAGAAACTATTACTGATTCCCGGAGCATCTTGAAACTCTTTCCTTACTAATGCATCAAATTTATTGTAATCTCCGCCAGCATCAACAATTAAATCATTAATTTTTTCTTGGTCCTTTGTTGTTAAAGCTACAACTTGAGAACCTGTTGTTCCATAAAGCATCCTTGATGCTCTATTGCTGAAGTAAGGATTCCAAACGGAAAATGAAGAACCTGCAAATGCCGGATATAAAGTATCGTGTACTTTTTGTAAATCTTCTTTCACCTTATCTCCTTGTCCGTTTCTAACCATTCCTGCAAATTGATTATATTGACCAGTGGACTTATAACCATCTATAGCACCTTTTCCTAACAGCTGTGTTATGTAACTATCTACTGTCGCATAACCATTTCTGTTATTAAACTGTCCTATAAAAGGTCTTAATTCTTCAGGTAACATTTGTTCTCCACCTACTAATTCTAAATACCATTCATCACTTAAATAACTTATATACATATCCACCTCTGTCATATCTGTGTATTTACCTGAAGTTATTCCGAATGCTAACTCTTTTGCTAGTCCTGTTATATCACCTTTAAAATCTGCTGTCCATAATGCTTGGGAGATATCCGAAAGATTTTGAGAAATTTTTTCTTGTACACCTTTAGGGTCAGCATAAAACTCAGAAATAAAATTTCTTTGTGCAGGAGTTGAATTTAAATACCATTGTGTATCAGCCAAGTCATCTTGTGTTACTGGCTTACCAGTAAGAACTGCCGATAGAAATTTAACTTGTACATCAACATCTAACAACCATTCCATACCAGCTTCTTTAGCGTCTTTATTCAACTTAGCTTCTGCTAAATCCATAATGCCTCTATAGTCCTGACCTTCACCTTCTATTTCTATATCTGATACAAGGAAATCAGCATGTCCTCTAAAAACATATCCATACTTAGCTGTGAATGCTTCTAGTGCTTCATCACCACTACCTAAATCTGTAACATTATTTAACGCACCTTCTTGTAAGAATGTATCAGCATCTACTTCAGCTAATATTGGGAAATCACCTAACTCTTCACCTGTATCATAAAATACTACATATAAAACTCCATCAATCCTTATTAACTCTTCAGGTTGAAAATTAAAATTATCCGTTAATATAGCCATTATCTATCTTTCCCAGGTGCTTCAGCTTCTGAAGGACCTACACTTGTTAAATCTTTAAGCAAAGCATAAAAATTCCTTGCTGGACCAAATAAGTTAGAAGCCTTTTCTTTTACTTCATCAACAGCACCATATACTTTGTCTTGTAACCTATCATCAAACTCAGAAAGTTTTCTGTTCGTATCAGGAAACTTATTTATTAAAGCTCCACCTTCTTTAAGAGGGTTTGTTTCTTTAGGTTCGTATGTGTAATAAGTATTGTTTACAAGTTCCTCAGCAACATTCTCTGAAACTTGTTCAGGTTGATTGTATTGATTGTATATAGTTACTGTTTTAGATTCTGTTTGAGGACTTGGAGCTTTAACTTCAGGTTTAGGAATAACAAGCTCTTCTTCTTGAGAGTCAAGACCTGCTCCATAAAAAGCCTTTACATAAGAATTAATACCACCAATCATATCTTCTTGTTGTGCTGCTGCGTTTTCTCCTCTACCTTTTGGTAATTCACCATCTTCTAGGTATGGTTTAACATAAAGTAAATAACCTTCCCATTGTGCAAATGGGTCGTTCCCATTAGCTGCAACATCAGGGAATTGGCTTGTTCCATCTTGTTCTATGTCTTCTTTAATAATATTGTAATAATGTATAGCAAAACTTGTATTGTATTGTGGGTCTTCTAATTCTGTTTCAAATTCTTTAAGAGTTAATTCATTACCACCAAACCAACTCTTAAGAGTATTGTCAGGTTCATCACCGTCATAAAACCTATCCGCATTTATTTGAAATATTCCTAATGCATCAGTATCTTCGTTTTGTGCTACTGAGTCAAAGTTTGATTCGTAATAAGCAGTCATTACCCATGTCGGAATGTCTTTTTCTTCAGCTCCTGCAACTCTTAAATATTCTATAAGTTCTTCAATATTAACTTTTGCCATTATGTTTCTTCACTCCCGTAATTAATACTACTCATTGAATCTTCAAATAATCTTGTAACTTTTTGAATATCTCTCAATGTTTTATTACCTGCAATTTGATTAGATTTTAGATTCGCTAGTTCTTGATTAACCAACTCTTGAGCGCTCACTACTGTAGGTGCTGGTCCTCCTTTAGATTGGGTAAGAAATTCCATAGAAGGTAAAACTAAAGGCATGTTATTTCCTTTAAAAAATCTGTAATTTGTCTCTTCATCTGTATACATGCTTCTAACATCTTTAAATTGTGAACCTAAGATAATATCTCTATCAGTAGGTAAAGAATCTTCAAATTCGTCTTGTAGTTTTCCTTGCTTTTCTAAAGCATTTATTACAACATAAGCATAGTTTACATAATCTCTAGCACTTAACTCCACACCGTTAGTAGCTGCTCCAATATCTAACATTGCTTGAATAGTTGAAGGAGCTACATTTTGTGAAGTTTGTTTTCCGTAACCTGTTTTATTTAATAGATTAATAAAAGATTCCGTAGCAGAATATTCTTCTGCCATAGTTGTAAGTGTTGTCTCCCATCCTTGTAAACCATTTTCTATGTCTCTTCTTGCATCGCCACTGTCTGTAGCTTTTGTAAATAAAGCAGCCATAAAGTTTGCTTCTCTATCTGTCCACATTCCATATTCATCTACTGGTGGAGCTTTCATACCGGCTCTTACCATTTGTTGTTGTAATCTAAATCTTTCAGATTCAGGTAAATCATTAAATAAATACATTTCTGCACCTTTAAAGAATGGTGCTTTTACTTTTCTCTTCTTACCGTCTGCATCAACGATTGTTTGCATACCATCTGAATCTGTTGTGTAACCCCAAGCAGGTGCTGATGTTCTAACAATTCCATTAGCATCAATGGACCATTCTTGAGCGCCAGCAGCAGCAGTTTTAGCTGCCTGTTCTTCTTCTGTTTGTAACTCTTCCTCAAGTTCTGCGTTAAAATCTCTATCTTTAATACTGTCAGCAAAGAAATCATAAGGAACCCTTGTACCGTCTTCTGTTGCAACAACACCTTTTTTAGTTTCCTTTTTGTTAAATTTAATTTGAAGAGCATGTGGAAAAGAAACTCCAGTTCCTAAAGCATCTCTTTGATTTGCAGCTTCAGTTGTAGTTATATCCTGTTGTCTTTGTTTGGTACCACTAATTAAATGTTGACCAACATCGTATATAAAATCTCCCAATTCGTTTTGAGCATTTTCTGATGGATTAGTTGTTAATTCATTATATTTGTTTATAAGTTCTTCAGATAAGAATCCTGAAAACAAGTCGTCATTAATTAAATCTTTAATAGAATAGAAACTTTCCATAGATGCTACATAATTATCGTAACCACTTCCTGATTCATCTTTAGTTAAATACCCAATTTCAAAGTAATACAAGGGTGTCATTAATGACTGTTGTATTTCCTCTAAAAGAAAAGCAGAATTTGTAACTGAAGGGCTAGGTTTTACTGTATTTACAGAAGGAACTGTATTATCTTCTGTACCATCTAAACCTAGTAACAGTTCCTCTTCCGTTAATTCTTTTTCTTCTTCACCATTGGACATGTTTAATCCTTACTGTTCTGACCATTGTTAGGGCTTAACTCAAAGAATAGCACTTCATTCGCTAGTTGTTGGAAGTTTGTACCTTTTGATTCGTTAATAATATCCAACCATATTTTTTGCATTATTATCCTTGCTTGGTTCTTATAATCACTTGTTCCTGTTAAAAGTCTTGCTTTATATTTATCATTAGGAGGAACATAAAGCTCAGTGTAAGTATTACCCTCATATTCCCATTCAAAATCACCGTAAGAAAAATATCCACCATTAGTAAGTACATCTAATAAAGCATCTCTCCAACCTAGATACTTTTCTACATATTCCCATTCAGGACTATTTTTCATTTGAGGATAATCTTTCCATCTTGCTAATTCAGCCATAGTTGTTTTAATACTTACACTTTGAGGCTTTCCTTGAAAGTTAAATAAATCCATACCACCATAATCATCTTCAATTTCTGACTTCAATGTAGATAACCTTCTTAGTTTTTCCTCATCACCTATCGCTTCATCGTCTCTTATGTCTTGTTTTCCTTTTTCATATTCAAAGATTGCTTGGCTATGTCTCATAAAATCTGCTTCTTGTTCAGGAGATAAATCAACTGTTGTCATTTCATAATAAGCTGGATAATATAACTCATCTTCGACTCTATCCGGGAATATATAATAAGCTGTATTAGGTAATGCATCTAATAACTTCTTATTCTCAGATTGATACCAATAAAAATATGAAGTTTCTTTGATAGGTTTTTTACCTACTTTATATTCTCCAGGCTGTTTCAAAGGCATTGGGTTTATTCCAAACTTCTCTATAAAATCTTGTTGTGTTTGAAAGTGGTCATATCCATTTCTAATTAGTAATTCTCCATACTTGTTAACTAAAGTTTGTGTAGCCCACCAAGTACCATTTTTATCTTCTATTTCTATTCTTGGTTGAATAGCTGTTGGTAAAGAAAACTGTGCCATACCTCTAAATGCATAAACAAATCTAGCTTGTTTCATAGATTCCTCTAACCAATGTTGTACTGATAAAGGGTCTTCCTGGTCAACTAATCCTGCAAGAACATAAGCTGTATATAAATCCATTTGTGTTGCTCCAAACATTGATTGAACTTGTTCATTAGAAGAGCCTTCTCCTCCAATAGCTAAAAATTTCTTTGCATAAGCTGGCATTTGGTCAAATGCTGTACCTGAGTTTTCAAAATCACCTAGAACAAATCTTCTTAACCACTTAGGAGAACCCATAGCATTTAATATTCTTCTCATTGGTATTGTAACAACAGGTCCAAATCCTGGAGCAAAACCATTCTGTGCTACTAAGTTAAGTCCTGCAGCATAAGCTGGCATAGTAGCTCTAACATTTGAAGCCTCAAAATCTCCTTCAACTCCAGCATCTCTTAAATCTTCACCAAGCATTATTGTTTGATATGGAGCTTTAATAATGTCAGGTAAATTATCTACGACATCATAATCGTTCATAAGTTTTGATATTAAAGGAATAGTTCCTAAACTTAATACATTAAAGACATCCATGTAATTAAACATTAATTTCCCTGTCTTAGGGTCTACGCTTAAGAAACCATTTTCATCATCCCATGGTTTGGCTTCTGTTCCATTGTCTATAGCAATTCTTGCCCTGTTGAATTTCTGTGGATTATCAACTAACAATTTACCCCAAGTTGTTGCAACCTCTGCCCATATTTCAGGGAATGGAATATATTTAGAAAACAAATCTGAAGCAACATGTCTTTTTGATGTTGAATAAAACAAAGATAAAACTTCATTCATAGCTGCAGATTTCAATAGCTTATTAGCTTGTTCTAAACTTGTGACTGTATTCTCTAATGATGGTTCTTTAGCAATCTGTACTAACTCATCCCACATCTTGTCTCCATCCATCCACACTTCTGATTCTTGTATAAACTTTCTCTTAGTTGGTTCATCCATAAATCTAAGAACATCTTTGGCATTGTCATAAAAAGCATATCTAAATAATGGGTCTCTATTTAACCAGTTAGATGGTTTTGATATTAATAATCCATAACCTTTTTCAAGTAAGTTATTGCTTATGCCAAACCAAGCATCTGTTTCAGCTGCCTCCATGAAACCTGCAGCTTTTATTTCTTTACCCGAAATAATAGTTCCTGCTTCGGATACTCTGTTTTTAAGGTCAAACCTTCTTGGAAGTCTCATAGGACCTACATTCTGTTCGTCAATTTCTTTTCTAAATACTTTAATAAACTGCTTAAAGAAATTTTCATTTGCTGTTCCTTTATCTTTAAAACTCTTTACTGTCTGTATGTGTCCTTGGTATCTAATCCAATCTCTACCTTCTATAACACCACCATTTTTAATAAACTGAAATGTTTTAGTATCTGTTCTTACATTCATGTCTGCTACAAACTTTGGATATATTTTTTTACCATTTTTAAAAGTTACTCTTCCTGCTGCTTCAGCAGACAACTCTTTTCCTGTAACTGGGTCTAGTATTTTAGCAGTTGGATTTCCTGTAAGTTTTGCAATTCTATAGTTATAAGATTCTAATAACTCTCTTAAGGCATCATCATCAGTTAAATATAATTTATCTTCAGGATGAAAACTTCTTGCAACAAGTTCTTCAAGGTTTCTCTTTCCTATCTTATTAGTTCTTAAATAAACCATCATTTCATCAATACCAATATTTGCTAACTTTATAACATTAGGGTCAGAAGCTAGTAAGCTCATTTCTTCCCAAAAACCTTCCCAATATCTAGGATTGATTTCTCCATTCTGCAGATACTTGTCAACCATAATGTAAGAATTTTCAGCTACATCTTTTTTTCCACCTAAGAATCCTCCAACAACAGCTTGTTCACCCATAGATGCTTGATAGGCTTCATCTGCAGTAAACAATCCTCCTCCGGGCATTCCTTTAGCAGCACCTTTTACTTCATCAACAGATAATCTTAAAGCATCAAAATTAGATTTATACAGTGCTTCTAAAGCATCTTGAGAAAGAATAGAATCAATATTTATATCTTTAGCAGCTCTACCTTCTACTGATTTATAAACAGTTAGAAATCCTCCTTCATCTACTAAATGTCCAAAACCACTTGCTTCAGCTAAAGCTCTATTAGCAATAAAGACAGATTCTTGGAAAGCATTAGCTCCCATGTGTACTGCATTGCTAATTGCATTATCACCTTTTAATCCTATAGAAACATCTATCAAAAGGTTACCTTCCTCATCCATGTAACTTCCTAATACATGGTTGTCTTTTTGTAAAAGTTTTATAGTTTCATCATCCATAAAAATATTGTCTATTTGTGAATCTATATAAGCTGCAGGAGTTATTCCAAGTTCAGCAGCTTTAACTTCAACATCTGCTAATTTTCCAAAAGTATATTCTTTTTCTTTATAAGGTGAAACGAAAGCATCTGCATCTGAAAGTTTTCTTGTTTTTAAATCTACATACCTAGCAGCATCTAAATCTGTTGTGAATCCATCGCCATGAATAAGTGCTTCTCCCATAGAATCATAAGTTTTTTCGTCATAACCTTGGATACTTCCTTTTGCTTTAGCATTTATTGGTTTACTTTTTATATTGAAAGTCTGTTCAGTTAGCTCCATAAATCTCATGTCTCTTAAATCAACATCTTTAATAGCAGCACCAATAACCTCTTCAGATACAACACCTGCAACATTTGTTTCAAGCATAGAATGTTTGAGTATTCGTTGGGCCTTCTCAAAATCTACTGCTTTAAAAGAATCTAAATCATCAACATCTATCATGTTTTTTAAGAACTTCACATCATCAGGTGACATTCTTGTTGATAAGATAAGTTCACCTAAATTGTTCCATGCCTGGAATACCTCAGCATCTCTAACTTCAGGACCAAGAAAACCAAGTTGTTTATTTGAATTTAAAGCTGCTCTCCTAAATGGTGTAGTTATAAAGTTAGTTTTTCCACCGAATGCAGCCCTTACTCCTTCTTCAGGTGCAATTCTTAACATTAAAGCTAGTCTCAGCATCCAAGCAGGTTTTAATACTCTATTCTGAAATTCATCAAGAAAGTTATCTATTGGTCCTTTTGGTTTTAACTGTATTCTATTTGATTTTGCATTTTGCTGTAATGCTCTCCTTGGTATTGCAAATGCTTCTCCCCATTCTCCTGTTAAAAATTCTTTAGGTTTTTTAACCCATTCCCTTAAAAGAGAATCTTCAGGTCCAATTAAACTTTGATGTTTTTTTGTAGCTCTAACTATATCTTTAGGGTCTAAGAGTTGTGCAGAAAAATTGTCAGCAGCTTGTGATAATAAGTGCAAAGAAGGTACAGCTTCTATAACAGTTTGCTTAACACTCTCTTCAGTAACTTCTATACCTACTGATTTCATGTAACCTTCTAAATCTTTAATTAATTTTTCATAACGAATTTTTGTTTTAACACCATTAAAAGCTAGAGAACCTCCAGTAGTAGATGAAAAAAATTGTCTCAATTCTTCTAGCTCTGCGTTAAATGCATCTTGTTGTGCTATTAAATCTTCAACATCAAATTGTAACTTTGGATTTTGATTTCCTACATTTTTAGCAATTACTTGGTTTATTCTATTTGTAATCTCATTTAGTTCTTTTTGAGTTGTTGCTGATAAAATTTCTCTTTGATACGCTCCTCTAGCTTTTGGACTTGCAAATGACAACTTCAACATATCATCAGCATTTCTTGCTGCTGCATCAAGCTGTAGTATCATCATTGTTGTTTCAGGTCTAAGGCTTAAAGCTCTACCAATATGTTTTGGTAATGAGTGTTTTAATTGTGCGCCTACGCCTAATAGTCTTTTAACTGGTCTACCTTCTACTGCAAACATTCCAACAAATTTTCTTAGTGGAGCAAAATCTATAGGTCCTCCTCCAAGTCCTTTTGATACTACGCCAGCCACAAAATTAAAAAACTCTCCTGTTGTTGTAGGTTTTGCTGGTATTGCATTCAAACCGAAGTTAACATTATTCATACTTAACTCTCTCATTTTGTCTAACTCAACTACTAATTGTTTTCCGTCAGGTCTTCCTTTTACAGAGTTTTTCATTAAGGTAAACATATTATCAAATTCTTTCATTGTTAAATTTCCACCTTTAGCAACTACATCTAATACATTCCATACATCAGTAGGGTTGTCTAGTTCAATTAATACTCTTTTAACAGAAGCAGGTATATTTCTAAATTCAGCTATATCATTAAGAAAAGCTAATCCCTCATCTCCTTTTAAAGCAGCAATAGCTTCACCAAATTTTGTTCCCCATCCAGTAGCTCTTACATCATCAACAGTTCTTCCATAATATAAAGCACGATTATATTTACCAGTTTTTCCCGGCATAAAACCTTTTAACAAAGCAGTCATTTTACCTCCTGCTGTTAATGCTCTTCTATTAGATTGAACTAATGTTCTCATTGCAGTTTTTACACCAGCTCCATACATTAACCCTAAGTTCATAGGGTCTGCAGCTAATCTGAAAACTCCATCAATAATTCCGGAAACAACACTATATCCTCCTGTTCCAGGTTCTAACATTTGTGCAGCAACAATTCTTCCTGGAGATATATCTATTGCTTCTCCTTTATTAGTTTTATATTTGAATTGATTTTCTTTTTGTTCAAATTGTTTAGTAATAGGAACACCGTATTTCTCTGCTGCTTTTCTATAAGATGTTCTTTGGTCACTACCTGAACGAATCTCATCAAGATAAGTTTGTGTCTCTGTTAAAGCAAGCGACTTAGGTAAAAATCCTGCACCTAAGTTAAGAGGCTTACCTTTTCTTGATTCTTCTAAAGCTAATCTAAATTCTGTATCTCCGTATGCCTCTCTTTTCTGTTCAAAGGCTCTTCCTGTTTTTCTACCTACCATTGAGTCAATATAATTTTGTGTTGAACGACCAGGATGAAACCAACTTGCTAAACCTCCTAATGTAGCAGCACCAACTGTTCCAGGAACTGATGCTCCTGTTTCTTGTGCTGCAGATACTGCAGATTTAAAACCTCTTGATACTGGTTGAAACATAGAATCAAGCCATAACATACCCATTTGAAAACTTCTTTTTCCCCAACCTACATTTGTAACTATATTCTCAGTATTCTTCTTTACGGCTAAATCATGCATTGAGTTAGCTAACTGAAAAGCTAGTTCATCTTCAGGACTTATATTTTCTAATGTAGCTATAGCAGCAACCTCCATATTCATATTTGGATATGCATTCATCATGCCTTGGAATCCTTCAACAAATTCAGGAGTAGCTTGAGCCTGTCCTTGGTTGTAACTATTTATTCTATTGAGTGTCTCTGCTGCGTAGGCTTCACTTATTTCTGATGCAGAGAACCTAATTCCATAACTACGCATGATATTTCGGGTATCTATTATCTTCTGTTAATTGAATTTCTTGTTTAGCATCTTCTACAACTGGTGCAATATCTCCTAGATTTTCTCTAAGTTCAGCAAGGATTTGAGAATCATATTTATCTAAAGCTCCAGTAACCCAATCATGTAAACTTACTTTTGGTTTTTCGTTAGGAGGTCCTGCACCTGCACCTAAAGTTATTCCTGTAGTATTAGCTTCATTAATAAATTTAGTTGATTCACCTAAAGCAATAGGCCTACCACTTTGTTGTTTGACGGCTTCTGCAATAGCAGCATTTTCTCCTCCGGGAGCAGACAAACCTGAAGCTAAATCATTAACTTCCTGTGAAGAACCTGTTTCATCTCCTTCTTTTCTAGGGATATATAAATCTTGATAAGCTGGGTCTCTACCATCTGTTGGGTCTCCTCCAGCACCTACAATTTGTTTAGTGTTAGATTTTCTAACCATAGTTTTCTCCTAGCTCGTCATTTATAAAATTACTTAAATTATTTAAGAAATCCATTAGTTCTCTTTTTGATGTATGTTGTTCCATTGTAAAATCTACACGGACAAATGTTCCTGGTATAGGTGATGGAATCCAGTACTGCATAATAGGGCTTTCCATTTCAACTTCTTGGTCTTCGATTTCAAATTCTCTTTCAAAATCAAATTGCCAGTCTTCTTGATTTATGATGTCATAGAATGACTTATCTGTTTCAGCCATTGGGTCGTCAGCCATTATTGTCCTCCTTGTTGTTGTGCTTGAGCTAATACTTGTGCCAAACCAGGTGGTGGTCCTTGAGGTACTTGAGGTCCTGCTTGAGGAGGTCCTGCTAATAAAGCCTCTTCCTCTTCTGTCGGTACTTCTCCTTCCGCTGTATAGAACTTATCTAATATTTCAGACATATTTTGAGGATTCTTTCTTATCTCTATTGCAGCTATTGTTGCTTTAGGATTTCCTTCAGCAGCTTGTGCCATAAGAGATTCAAATAAAACATTCTCTGCTTTTTCTCTATTTACTCTTTGTTGAATCTTAGTTATATCTTCAAGCCCATCCATATTTTCTTGTAATGTTTGAGTATCAATAATACCTTGCTGTCTTAATTGCAGCCCTGTTATTATTTTTTGTGGCTCATCAAATCCAGCCATTACTCCATAAACTCTTCTTGTTGAATACATTTCAGAAATATCTGAGGATGGATTATAAGTTTCTTTATAAGCTGTTCCTTTATGCATTCCTGCAATAGGTTTTCTTTCTCCTGGAAACATTGCCTCATCATATTCTAATCTTTTAGCATCTAGTTCCTGTAGTGCGTCACCTACTACTGATTGATATTCTCTTACATGAAGTGATGCAGATTGTCCTAGTTCTTCTAATCCTCTACCTGTAACAAATGAATTTGGAGATTGTCCATCATCAGATACAGGATAAGCTGCTCCTAGTCTTAAGTGTCTTTCAAGTCTATCTACTTGTTGAAATAATTGGTATGGTAGATTGTTGACCGGCTTCGACACAGAAGACCCGGGAGCTAAATAGTTTACAGCAAATCTACCTTTTCTGTACTTACCTGATTCAATTTCACCAATAATGTTAGTTTCTGTAAATACAGCATCTTCCATAGCAATAGTTCCAAGAATATTAATCTTTGCCATGTTTGCCATAAGGCCTGTAATGTGTTGGAACTGACTTTGCAGTTGGTCAAAAGCATATCTTTTAGCCACAACAAAACAAGGGCCTGACTTAATTGGATTAGGCATAAAGTCTATAATCTTTTTATTTTCAGGAAGAAATACATAAGTACCGTCTTCATCTAAGTATTCGACAACTACCTTTCCTTTACCTGATGAGTTAGCCCAACCTTTATCTCTATCATTAAAAGTAAGATTTAATAATGCACTTTCATCATTTTCAGAACTTAGAATATGTTTTCTTGCATTTGGATATTGTTTAGCAAGAGAATCATGTGGAACTCTGCTTATTATTGCTAACTCTGAAGGTTGTTGGTCATTACCAAAGTTTCCAGGAAAACATTCAAATGGGTCTCGTAGTTTTGCATGAGGATAAGCATTTCCTTCCTTATCTCTTCTGTGTCCTATAGTCCATGCTACAAATCCATAACCAGGTAGCCATCTACCAACTTGTGGTAACTGCATGTTTAGTTTTGTAAAACCATCATAAGAAGTAACAATTCTTTCTAGTTTTTCTGATTTCTTTCTAGCTCTTTCAGAATCCTTTTCATTAAAAATATCAACTTTTAAATCAGGAGTTCTACCTAGTTTCTGTGCAAATCTTTCTAGTGCTGTTAAAAATAAGTTAGGTGCAGGTAGCTCATGGTATTCTACATTAACTGAATCACCAAGAAGTGCAGTAACTGCTGCCTGTCCACCATTCATAATATCTCGAATCCTGGCTCTATCTACAAGCTGTTCATTATTTATACTTCTGAGGTACTCTACTCTCTTACTGAGTTCTTCGCTATTTAAAGGCATTTATCTCCAATTATCTAAATCTACATCACTAGGATTATAACCCATAAAACTAGGATTATAATCGTGACCTACTTCTGCAAATCTTTCTTTCTGCATACGCCTAATTGCCCTCATAGGAAACCAACTAGCCATAACAATATCTGTCTTAGTTCCTACAGTTTTGCTTTTTGTTCTAGCTGAACTGAAATAAACTAACTGACTTGTATATAAGTTTACCTTTTCTTGAGCTTCATAGCTAAGATATGGCAAATTAATTTTCTTTTCTTGAAATAATGGTCTCATAGCAGTGACACCAAAAATAGGGTCAAACTTTTGATTCCTAGTTTCATGTCCTTCTAAGAAAACACCATGTTCAGATGCAAACTTCCTTATTGATTCATCTTGCCTTATTGCTTTTTGAAATCCATTCTCTTCTATTACCCAGTGACTACAAGTATATTTAACCCACCATTGTTTAATAATATCTAATGCTTGAGGTATTCCTCCACCTAAGTTGTTGTGTAGGTCAATAAGATATAAGACTCCTGTATCAACATTATATCCCCAAAGAACTGCAGCTTGATAACCTGTTGATGCCGGGTCTAGTCCTGCAATAAGTCTTACATTTCGAGGTAAATGTCCAATGTCTCTTTTTTGGTCTCTACATTCTTCAATCTCTTCTCTTTCAAATAAGGAAAGTCCATCAGGCATAGCAACATTTAGATAAACCATTTCATAGATAGCTCTACCACCGGTTGTTTCAGCAGCTCTTTTTCTATCCATTAACCATTTGTAGGTTCTTTTTCCAGGCCATAACATACAATCAAGATGTTCATCATCTGACCAGTCAGGTTTATTACATGCAGTACTGTGTGCTTCTTCTACTAAGGTACTCCAGGATTCGTTATCTACAAGATGAGAATATAAATCGTCATAGTGTTGTCTTGAACCTATTACAACAATAGCTGTATGTTCCTCTTTTCTTGATGAAAGAGTTGTGGTCCACCAGTTTCTTGTGTTTTCTCTTGATGCAGGTTGCATTGTAGAACCGTGGTCTTCAAGGTCGTCTGCAATAATTATGTCACAGTCTCTTGATAGAATCTTACCACCTCTACCAATACCAACCATTGTAGGGCTTTTAATACCAGTAACTGTTCTAGTTCCTACAGTAAATCCACTTTGTGACCAAGCCTTACCTGTTCTTGATGTTGGTTTAAAACTTTTTCCTGGAGGACAAAGGTCATCATTTAATTTTTCATTATTCTCTAGCTGGTCAATAACAGAAGATACTGCATTCTTAGCTATCTCTTCGTTACCTCCTACCCATAAGATTCTTATGTTAGGGTTTTGGATAATTAACCATACTGCAAAGTGTATAAGTAAATCTGTTTTTCCATGACGAGGAGGTGATAGAATCATTTGCTGATTACCGTGTTCAATAGCATGTAAGATAGATTCAATCCATCTAATGTGAAACTCAGGTGTTTCATATAGTTCCCCGGTCTCGGTTTCAAAATACATATCTCTAAATAATTTAAACTCTCTTAAAGATTTTTCTGCTTTAGCTGGTAGAGTCCAGTTCTCTGCCTTTGACTTATTGTCCATATCTTCAACCCAAGCTGCGTAAGCATAACTTAATGCTGCTTTAGAACATCCAAGTATCTCAGCTGCATCTTTCTTTTCCATATCTCCTTTAAGAATTATTGGTCCAAGTTTCTTTTCTATAAGTTGTTCGTAAACTTTACCTCTTCTTTTTTGAACATTAGGTTGAGCTACTGGTTTTCCTTCATGTTCCACTTCATACACTGCACCGTTTTGTTTTGCATGATATACAGCATTGTGATAATTCTTAGAACATTTTTCCGAACAGAATTTTCTTTTAGGTGGTCTTAGTATGTTGTGACAACCTTTAGCAAAACAGACTTTGGCGGTCATCTCTTTCCACCGTAGTACTCTACGGCATGGCCTTCTTCGACCATTTGTTTATTAATATTAACTCCGTTAATAAATATTTCTCCAAGTATTCTTCCGAACTTACCTTTGCCATGTGATTGCATTTCTATTGGGTCTACTGCATCATAAAATTCTTTAGATAACCATTCCTTTGCAGCCAACCCTCTGACCTTCTCTTCTTTATCTCTTGTTCGTGATTCAGGAGCATTGATGCCCATAAGTCGTACACGACATTTATGCCACACATCAAAACCCAAATCAATTCTGACATCTATGGTATCTCCATCCACAACTTTGAGAACTTCCACTTGATAGTAAAATTTCATTCTACTTCTTTGTTTTTATTCTTTTGCCCGGGTATCTTTTTTTCTTCCCGCTTTTTGTGTACGGCATCGTATCTCCTCAAATGTTTGTTGTAATCTACACAACCTAGATTAACACACTTTTTAAAGGTTCGATAGAACTTAAGGAGTTCGTTACATGACCCACACTGTTTAATCTTCTTGTTCATTTTCTTATGATAGTATGTAGGGATGGAAAAATATGAATATACATTCGACAACAAAGAAACAATAACTGTTCCCGGTAAAGGATTGAAGGAAGCTATTAGAGAATACAAGCAACAACATCCTAAACAGTTGCGTACCGTAGTTGAGTGGAGAGCTAAAGATGGAACCCCACAGAAAAAAAGAATTAAACTTCGTGAAGTCAATATCGGTATTGATAGACATGGAAACATAATTAGGTAAAAAAGCCCTGACTAAGGTTGTGGCCGGTAGGTCTTATTATTTCTAATAAGTTGAGACTTCCATCTCCAGCCACTTCCTTTTGTCTATTTTCTTATTTTTTTCAGAAAATGGTGTCAGTTCTTTTGTAGAAGTACTAACACTTCCAATATACATATACTCGGTTTATAAGTGTGTAAAAAATTATTTTTTTTTGAGGAAAGTTAAAAGCCAGTTTCCTGGCTAATAACTAATACTGTTAACTATCACTTAGTTGGTTTGGTAAGTTATCAGTTGCCTGATTCCTTACCTTACCAAACGCACAATAGAAAGGGCAATTCATGAGTCTTAACTATGAATAATTAAGGGGTTATGAAAAACCGCAATATCATTATACTCTAAATAATTTATATTAAACTAAAAAAGGGGATTTTTTTTGGTTGGCCTCCTTATCAAAAAACTATTCCCCCCATTTAAAATTTTTTCTGTTATAGTGAAATTACACAAGCATGATAGACACCCGGCATTAAGAAGTATCTATCAGACTAAACATTAATCAAGTGGACTTGCCGGCCCATGGTAACTAGCGTAAAAGGCTATTACTTCATAATATATAAAATAAGTCATAAACAGATTTGTTATCGGTTGGGAGGGATGACACAGGGTTAGAACCACTATACACTTAAATCAGTAAGAGGTACACATTGTTTAAACAGAGGTTAAATAACCTCGTTTAACTACAGTTAACAGCATATCCTAGAGGGATACACATAATAAGAAAGAAAGAGCTTGGTTGAACCCCTACCCCTTTATTTCTTGGCTTTTGGCAAGATTTACCAAACTGTTTTGCACACACCTACACCACATATGGACACATTATGCACCCACCTACATATGGTATGAATAGGACTATACAAGTAAATTGAACAAGTACCCTAGGAAGTTAATACAAGTAGAAACCTAGACGGAAATAGTAGAGCCGAGCAACATCCTCACCTAATCAAACAGAGTACAAACATACCCACTAGAGCAAACCTAGTACAAATTAGAGCTTGTGAAAAGATGCACAAACAAAAAGTCTTGGACCATTTTAGAGGTAAAAAATAGGAAATATTTTGAAGTTTTTTAAATTAATTTCACCCTGTTAAAACAGAGAGCTTAGAGCCTATAAACACTAAGGATATTCACCCTAGTAAATTTCATCCTAGAACATTTTTTATTTATTTATTCAATATGTATTGAAAATGTTGTATACTAAAAGTAATACTGTTGACTAGCCGGCAAGAAAAATAGCGCTAGGAATCGGGCAGAAGCTAACCGGAACCCCAATCCATGAAATGGACTTTTGAGAGGAATCACTGAATAAGCGCAGGACTTCAATCTCTCACCGTAGGCGACAAAAGACTAAAAGAGATGCAACAATTAGAACCGAAATAGGAAGAATCAAAAATTAATAAGATAAGTATTCTTCGAACCTACCATTAGGAAACTCTTGACGATATTTAAAACGGTGAGGATTTAAGCGTAAAACCAAATCACCAACCAACGGTTAGAAAATAGAGAGCCAACTAGACTGCAGGCAAGACGGAAACAACAGAACCCGTTCATTAAAAGTGTCTCTTATAGAAATAATCAAATCGGTTATTTCTTAGGAAACATTTTAGGAGGCAAAAAATGTCAGCAAAATATCAACAAAGTAAAAAAGTTGAAAAAGAGATAATCGATTCTTTAGATTATGAAAAACAACAAATAATTGAAAAGGTAAAATTTGAGAATGTAAAAAATTCCTTAGGTTCTACCGTTTCAAAAGTTTGTGAATGGAATGGAGTAGACATTCTCGATGTTCTTCAAGTCGCTTTAGAAGATTCGAATTATCACACTTTAAATAAAGAAATAACAAAAATTAGAAAAGAGGAAAACCTTGAAACTAATTGGAGTTATTGCCATAACATTTAATAAGCTAGAGCCAATTCATTGAGTTGGCTTTATGGTTATTACATATAACAAAAAAATAGGAGGCAATATGAAAAACCAAATTACGAAAATAGAAGATGTGGTTCACGGACCACATAAAATATTTAAAGGCAACCGAGAAGAATGGTTAAACAAAGTTGCAGATTTTGTTTATGACAGAATCAGCGAGGAGTTTGTACCGGCTGTAAGTAGAGATAAAATTAAGTTGAGTCTTTCTTTTATGCCTACAGGAGCCGGAGCCAATGCTATCGGAGTTTGTTTGTACGAAGGAAGTAGCGAAGGAGATTTTAGAGAAATCTTTATAAAGCCAACCCTAGGTGCAAACAATTTAGCTAGTGCAATAGAGACTGCACAAGTTGTAGCCCATGAGGTAACCCATGCAATATGCCCGAAAGGTACAGGCCATGGCCCTAAGTTCAGAAAAATCATAATTGATTTTTTAGGAGCTACAGGAAAACCTACAGCAACAGTCGCAGGACCGGAGTTCACATTATGGATAAAAGAATTTATCCTTGAATTAGGACTCTTAGACCATGCACCGATAAAAGATACATACGGACAGACAGGAGGAACAACTTGTTCCTTGAAATGTACGAATGATGAATGTATCGGAGGTTCCGATAAGTCAAGAGCAGAAGGATTCGGACTATGTTCCCGAATTTCAATCGCTAGTGCAAGGAAAGTTGGACATGAAAATTTTAGATGTTCAGCTTGTGGAAGTTATGCAATAGTTGAATTACCAAAATCATTGAGAGATGATTATAAATAATTGATTAGCTAGAGCCGTTTGTTTAAACAGACGGCTTTATGGTAATCAAACCAAGACATAATAGAAATGGAGGCAATATGAGTACCAAAATACAATTTTATGTTGTTGCAACTTGCTTAAAAAGTAAGTACAAGGACATAAAAATAGTAATCGCAGACAGCAAAGAGACAGCAAAGGAAGAATGGAAAAATGAAAATTCAAAGTTCGGAATTGATGTTGAGGCTAGATACGGTGAAAAAATTGAAGTGTTAGACGGGGAAACTTTTGACAAGTGCAAACAGTTATTAGTTCTAACCCCTAACGGCCTTAATAACGGGAAATCTAACACAGGCGAAGGAGAACATGAATTTGTTTTATGGAGCCATGCTAAAAAATCAGAACGAAGAGATATATACGAGGAAAGCCTAGAGCCAAAAGCCTGGGAGGAAAACGGATTCGATTCGGAAGAAGATTACAATGAATGGTGTAAAGAGAACCCATTCTAAATATAAATAGCTAGAGCCTTGTTTAAACAAACCGTTTTGAACAAGGCTTTATGGTATTTATACCAAACAATTAAAAGGAGGCAGTATGTGTGATTATAAAAATTGCAAAAATAAAGTGTATAAGTTTTCTTCACCCTTTGGAGAAGTTGAAACGCCATTTTGTGCTAGTCATGGAATAGAAAATATACTTACTAAATAATTAGCTAGAGCCGTTTGTTTGAACAGACGGCTTTGTGGTAATTATCAGATGGATTTTTACCAAACAATTAAAAGGAGGCAACATGTCGGCACAAGGAGTGTTCGTTATAAATTGGACAGAAGGAAATAACAACA